CCGGGGAGAGCCCGAGCGAGTTCGTCAAGGCGCCGACCGCGGCCCCGATGGCGAGGGAGACCCCGCCCGTCGCGGGGGCGAGCACGGCCCCGAGCGCGGGGGCCACCTTGCCGACGATTCCGGCCACATCCTTCCAGTCCATTTTCTCCTCCTCACGGGTTGAACAGGTAGATCCTTTCATTTCCCCTGGGGACCGTGCCGATGTCGGCATGAACCCAGGGGACCCCCCGTTCCAGGCGCTGGATGGGCAAGAGCCAGTCGTGGTCCTGATTCGCCAGGATCAGGTCGCGGACATCCTCCGCGGTAAGTCCATGGACGTCGAAATCGAACGCCATCCCGCGCCTGTGGTACGATTGAACCGCGCCGATCATGCAGGCCGGTCCCCGGTATCCGCGGAAAGACAACGGGCCTCCCCAGAGCCAGTTGTTGACCGTGATCGGCCGGTTGAGGAACATCCGGATCCCATGGAGCATCTCCAGGGCCTCGGGGTGAAAGTAGGTCCAGCAGTGATCTCCCCAGTCGAGGAAGGATTGCCGGTCCACCAGCTCCTCGATTTTGAACTTGAATCCTTCCGGGATCATCAGCGCGTTCATCCCAAGGTCCTCATCGTGACGTTTATCGGCTGCTTTTCTGGCAGCGTTCCTTGATTGCGTTGTGCTCGCCCCGCAGGGTGTAGAACTCCGAACAGAGCAGGTCGAGGCGCTCGAAAAGCCGGGCTTGGTTCACGTCGATTTTTTTGAGCGTCCGGATCATAAGCCAGAGCACCGCGCCGAAAAGCGCGGCGATGATCGTCTGCATCAGATCGACATGCTCGAACCAGCTCGGCCCCGGTGATCCATCCACCTGGACGGCCGCAATGGAAAGGACGGCCCAGATCAACATCGGGATCGTCAGCAAAACGGCGCAAATGCTTTTCATTTACGGCCCCCATTTTCCTTGTTCCCGGATGCCGCCCCGCGATCCGTGTCCACGGGGCGGATGGTTAAGGGGAGGCGGGCAGATTCAACCGTCCGCCTCCCCGGTCAGGATCAGGTGAACGTGTACAGGCAGGCATGCTGCCAGTACCCGTATCCGACATTCCGGATGGCCTTGATGCCGTACTGGTGCTTGTTCTCTTTGAACTCCAGTTCGGACCCCTCGGCGATGGCCGCGACGGTGATCGGCTCCTCCTCCTGGCGAATCAGGGCCTTGGTCTCGCCATCCTCCCGGAACACGTAGAATTTCGCGCCGGATGTCAGACGCGGATTCACGGTCAGGGAAAACTTGAACCCGTCGATGTTCTTGATCAGGTTCGACTGCCCGGCCGCGATATACTCATTGAAGAGCACGGCGGCGAAGGGCGGGAGATAGACCGTCGGCACCATGACGCGGAACGCCGTTGCGTCCTCGTTCATCGGCTCGCCCTGGTCGTCCTTGAACCCGAGAAGGGCAGACACGCTGGCCATGATGGCCGTCTCCGCCTCGGCTGCTGTCGGCTGAGTGGCCGAAACTGCCGTGCCGGTCAGGTCGTTGTCTTGCGTTCCGCTGTCTCCCTCGCTGTGGTCGGTGTCGAAGAAATACTGACCATCGTAGCATTCCCCTCCGGTCGTCTCCCCGGCGATGATGAGCGACGTCAGCAGAGACGCCCAGTGGGCATTTGCCCGGCGGGCCTGTTCGGCCACCCGGAGCATGACCTGGCCGGTCTTGTCTCGCCGGATCTCATCCACGAGGACCTCCATCGTGGATTCGTAGGTTTTGTTGACGATGGTGATCCCGTTTTCGCGGAACCCCTTGGCCTGGCGGCCGCCGATCCATTCGCGCATGGCCGGGGCCATTCCGAGCCATTTGTAGGTCTCGGATTCCTGGTTGCTGTCAAACAACATGGACACGCCGGGGATCCAGGTCTGCCCCAGATTCTGCTGGAGCTTGTTATAGAACGAGCCGATGATGGCGCGGCTTCCCAAAGATGATGCACCCATGGTTTATTCCTCCTTTAGTTTGATCTGTTTTGCCGGTACGCCCGCCCATGTCTCCCCGGCGGGTATGCTTTTGGTTACGACGCTGCCTGCTCCGACCAGCGCCCCCTCCCCGATATTCAGCCCGCAAACGATCGTAACGCCTGCACCGAGGCGCGCCCCTCGCTCGATCACGGTCTCCTGCCACTGATCGCGCGGGGACGGGGGGAATCGGTCGTTCGTGAAGGTGCAGCGGGGTCCGATCCATGCGTCGTCCCGGATGGTCACGCCCTCCGGGATGAAGCACATGGCGCCGATCCGCACGCGTTGGCCGATATGGACCCTGGGGCCGATCTCGGAAAATGAGCCGACTTGAACCCCTTCTCCGATCACTGCGTCAAAACTGACCTTGGACGGTTCCCAGACCGTCACGCCCCTTGTCTTCCATCGATCGTCAACATAATTTTTCATAACAATCTCTCATAGATCCTTGCCATGGCCCGGGCCGTTTCGGAGATGTCCGGCGTTTCCGGGGTTTCCCTCTTTGGTACCTCTCCCCGCAGAATCATGAGAAGCTGCGCGGCAATCACCCTCTGATCGCCTTCGTCGATCCAATAGTCCGCGTATTCGTTTCCCCGGAAAGAAATCACCGGGCATCCGGCGGCTTTAGCCTCCAGGCAGATCCGGTTGTGATCGCCGTACCGGACCAGGCCCGCATAAAAGTCCACCGATGCAAAGGCGTTCCGCAGCCCCTCGGGTTCCATGACTCCACTCACCATGAAAGATCGGTAAGCGGAGCCGATGTCAAAAGCCAATGGGTAAAACCACTTGCACTGTTCCAGCGGCAAATAGAAAACATGGAGACGGGCCTTACGGAGTTCCGCCGATACCCATGCCCAGGCGATCAGCAGATCGAACGGCCATTTGATCCAATGGCAATTTTCCGCAGACAGGACCGACGGATCGCCGGCGAATTTCCCCACGCTCTTCTGCTTCACCCAGAAAGCCCTGTCGACACCCATCGGGATGCACTCCACATCCGCATGTTTCCCGGCCATCGACTTCCAGATCTCATAGTGCCGTGGCCAGAAAGTTATGACCGCATCCGACCGGTGCAAATAATGGTGGCATACCATCCACGCATCCCCGGCGCCGTGCCCTTTGTGTGACTCATTCACCGATGAGTGAAACATGTTTTCCGGCGTGCCGTGGCATACCCAAACGACCTTGGCCTTCCTCGTGTCGATCAAATCCGGGATGTGGGTGTGCAGGACGTGAATATCCGCATCCAGGCCGTGGGCAATTTCTCCCTTTTCGGGGTCGCAATCCAGGCAGAGGGAATCGAGCCCCCTTGACCTCTCCGCGGTGGAGAGGTCAAGGGCAACTCGATACATTCCGGAGCCGTTCTTCATGACCCAATGCGCTATCTTCACGCTGTCTCTCCTATCCGCTATGGACCGAGATCAGGCTCGACACGAGCTCCCGGATCGACGACAGGCACGCCGAATCGAATTTCCCATAGGTGATTGTGGATTCGGAAATCGCCGTGGAAATGATCTGCGCGGTTGAAATATGGGCCGACAGGACCGCGCCGGCTCCGATCTTCGTCGCCGTCACCTGCGAGGACGAGATCATCGCCGTAAGAACCTTGTTGCTCCCGATTGCCGTCAAACCGGCATTCGTGATGGAGATATCGCCGGTCATGGCCACGGCCGCCGCGACGCCTCCGCCGTTTCCCACCAGGATCTCGGCGCTCGGCAGCGATGCGCCGGCGGCCATCTCCGGATCGGCGACGCCCTGCGCATAGAAAGAGACAATGCAGGTGTCGGTCGTCACGTAGCGGTAAACGACGCCGATGAAGGAATTTGATCCCTTGGTCAGTGTGAAGGTTCCATCGGCCGAGGCGTAAACGGGAGCACCGATGTCCGTCACCGCGATGGCCGTGATGGTCAACTGAATCAGACCCTTGGCAATGACCTTGCATTTGATGGCGCCATCCGTTGCCACTGCGGAATTGTCCGCCTGCCGCTGGGCAAACCCGGCAAAAGCGTCTCCGGCGACCAGACCGCGGGCGTAACCGGACGCCATGCCGACCGCGGCGCCCTCGTAGATTTTCGTCGAAGCCTTGACGGGAACGTCATTGATGGTCCCGAGTTCATAAACCCGGGGGGTGTCTGCTGTTAAAGCCATGTTCATTTCCTCCTTTTCATGATTTCGATACTGTTATCCCTTGCGGGCCAGGATACGGATCCGGCCTGCCGCGTCGTTTTTCTGGAAGGCCAGATAAGCCTCAAAATTATCCGCAAACTCCTCGCGGATCTTCGGCGATTTGTCCCATTCCGCTTTTGCCCGCTGATCGATGGGAAGATTGCTGTCCACCGCAGCAACGACTTCTCCCTCGGCCGGGGCCGCCGGCTGCATCACGCCGAGATCGCCGTCCTTTTTCAGGGCCGCCAGCCTGTCCTTCTGAATTATTTTTTCCGCCGCCAAAACCTTGACGGCGGCTTCCGGACCGGTCGTCTTCCCGTCCGCCACCAGGGATTCGATCAGCGCCTCATGGCCGGGGATCAGTTTATCCCGGACATCCGCGATTCGCTGGCGCTCCGCCGCCGCGCCCAGGGCCCTCCCCTCGTCGATTCCTTCCGTCCTCCCCGATGCCACGCCTTCCGCCAATCCGGCGGTCTTGCCTTCCGCCAGGACCGCCTCATAGACATCAGGATGTTTCGTCTTTAATTCCTCGATATTCATCATTTCCTCCTTTGAGTGTAGTTGGTCGATGAGATCGGAGAACGCTTCAACACCGTCCACGAGCCCGATCTCGAGTGCTTGTTTGCCGATAAAAATCTTTCCGTCCGCCATCGCAAGAGCCTCTTCCTGATCTACGCCGCGATTCCGGGCGACCGCATCCACAAATGTCGAATAGAGATAATCGACCTGGTCCTGAATATAGGCCGCGCCCTCGTCCGTCAGCGGGCGATGGCCGGAGGCGATCCGCTTGTAGCGGCCGGCGGTGATCTCCGTCCACTTCTCTCCGTAGGCCTCATCCGCCTTGGACTGGTCGATGTGCGTGGCGACGACGCCGATCGAGCCCACCTGGACCGTGTCGCCGGAGATGTAGATCTCATCCGCAGCCGACGCGATCCAGTAGGCCCCGGAGGCCATCATGCCGTCTGTGTAGGCGACGATCGGCTTTCGGCCGCGGGCCTTGAAAATATCCTCCGCCAGCTCCTCCGTGCCGTCCACGGTGCCGCCGGGGGAGTCGATGTCGAGCAGGATCGACTTCACCAGCGGGTCGTCGAGGGCCGCCTGGAAGGCGATCCCAATCTGCTTCATCGAGGCGCCGCCGAAGAGGAACGAGAAGAAGGAGAGCCCCTTCGTCAGGACGCCCTTCACCGGGATCACGGCTACGCCGTCCATCACCTGGTATTGCTCCTCCTGCCTGTCTCCTCCCAGGGAGAGGCCGACGCGCGCCTCCATGTCCTTCCAGTCGATCTTCGGTCCGCGCAGGTGGGCTTGATAGATGTTCCGGATCTCCGCCATCTTTTCGGGGCGGATCGACCAGGGGCTCGTGATCACGTCAAGAATCTTCATGTTTGATCTTCCTCCTTCTGCAGGGCGTCCTTTTCGGCTTGCGTCAGTTCTTTTTTCTGCGCGACCGGCGTGGGGAGGAGCCCCGCCTTGTCGAGCATCCGCTTTTCCTTCGACATTTGCCGGACATTCGCCTCGAAGTCCCCGCCGGTCAACAGCGCCGTCTCCTCGTCCAGCGTGGAGAACTTCGCATCCACGCGGGCCTTTGCCGCATCGACGTCTTTCTGCGGATCGACATAGCCGGGACTGTCGCCGACCCAGATCGCGCCGCAGTACGCCTTTTGAATCAGCGGGTCCGCGAAGAAACCGGGGGCGGTGATCCGCCCGGAGGCGACCGCCTCATAGAGCCAGATCTCATAGACCGGCTGGCAGAATGCCGAAACGAGCCAGACCCGGCGGGAGCGGAAGAAGCGCCAGGCTTCGAGCAGGGCCGCGCGGGACGCCGAATAAGACGACTGGAAGTGGCGGATCAGAACCTCGAAGGGGATCCCCAGGGCAGCGCCGATCTGCTCCAAAATCGACTTGACGAACGGGTCGAAGGCGGTGTTCGGCCGGCCGGGGTTCGCCGTGCTGATGTCCTCGCCCTTTTTCAGGCCGACAATCGCGCCGTTGCCGAGCTTGAGATCATCGTCGTCTGCCGCTGCGCCGGTCTCGACGCCCATGCCGGAAGTCACGTCGAAGTCGAGCGCGCCGGATTCCGATTTCAGGAATACGGTGAAGAGGCCGGAGACCACCGCGGCCATGAGTTCGGCCTCCGTGTAGCGATCGAGCATCTTCAAGGTCTCGATCACCGGCGCCAGGAACGGGACGCCACGCGTCTGGCCGGGGCGGGTCATTTCATAGAGATGGAGGACGTTCCGGAGGCCGGTCTTCGCCCCGAAGGCCGGGACGACCTTCCAGGTATAAGCGTCTTTTTTCTGAACCCGAACCGATCCGGGGTGCTGGTTCGCCACATGATAGGCGACGGGCGCGCCGGTCGCCGGATTTTTCTCGACTCCCGCGACCAGGGTTTCGGAGTCCGACTTCCACCCCTGGTTGCACACCCGGTCCGCCTCGACGAGCTGGATCTTCAGGGAATAGGGAGATCCGGTCCGGGAGATCCGGGGAAGAAGCGCAAACACGTCGCCATTTTCAAGGGTTTGCCGGAAGGCGAGCGTTTGCAGGCCATGAAAATTCAGGGTCCGGGAAATGTCGCACTCCTGGGATTCCGAAAAGAGCCGCCACTCACGCTCGGTGTGATCCTCCCAGGCATCGGCCTCTTCTTCGGAAAGGCCGAGATATTCACTTTCGATCCGGGCTTGCAGTTTAAGTCCGGTTCCGACGACGTTCGCCAGCGACGTGCCGATCGCACCGACGGCGATCGGGGCGTTGCGGATCAGGTCGCGGGAGCGTTCGCGGAGATACGGGAGATCCCAGAGGATGTCCTCGTCGGCGTCGGCGTTGGATGTCTTCCACTCTTTCAGCGCCCGCCGGGACCGGGATGCCCCGTTGTAAGATCCGATCAGGGCCTCCATCATCCGCGCCCGGGCGCGCCGCGCCCCGCTGACCGGGGATATGTAGGAGATGATTTTGTCGATGGAATTCGGGGGAGGAGTTTTGATATTCAGCATGGCGTGATCCCCCTGATTGCCCGGCCGGAGCCGCCGGCGCTCAAATCCTGGACTTTGGCATCCCAGAACGAGATGTTCTCGCGTATCTCCTTGGCGTTGGCGCGGGTGAGGGACCGGCCGCCGATGGTGTACGCCTGCCCCGAGGCGACGGCGGTGTCGGCGGCGAGCCAGGCGGCGAGTTGCGCTTCGGCTTGAACGAGGGTGATTCCGGCCATCTTTCCCCCTTTTTGGGCTTCCCGCCGACCCGGCAGACGATTCCAGGCCGGCGGGGAAAAAAGATGCTTCAAAAGTCGCGATCAGGTTACACCCGGTTTTTTGGAAAAAAGGGGGTCGGTCTCGAAACGACATGGTTACGACATGCTAACGGGGGGGTTACGACATGCTAAAGTACTTGACAGGGTTTTTGAGAAGTGCTTCGGGAGGGTTTGGCGGGCGGAATTTAGGTAAAAAGAGGCCGGGGGAGAGCGGTCTCCTCCGGCCGGGGGCGGGTTATAATTCAGGCACTTTGATTTTGAGGGATTTCTCCAGCCACTCTGCGACAAGGCGGCGGTGGCAATCCTGGCCGGGGGATTCCCAGCATAATAGGATCGTCCATTGTCCGAGATCACCGAAAACTTTCACCGGATCGAGTTTTTCCAAGACCTCGCGTTTAGCCACCCGGATCCACTCTTCCGGAAGATCCCGATAGAGGTCGTAGGCATCGATCGTCGTGTAGTCATCGATCCGGATATCCGCGAGGGTCCGGGAAATGCGGACACAGGACGAGCGATGAAATTCGTCAAAATGCTCGCTGTAATGGCGATGGAGGCGGATCTGCTGGAGGTTGTTCCCCTTCTCCTGCTTGAGCATCTCGAAGAGCAAAAAGACCGCCGCCATCCGTGAGACGCCGCCCGGATCGATGTAAGGCGCGAGCCATCCGTAAGCGGGATCGGCGATCTCCAAGCGCATCGGTTTCCCGGCCAGGTGGTTTCCGATCAGCGACGAGTAGAGGGCGATGTCGTTCGACCAGATTTTGCAGCCGATACCCTGGAGAATCTGCTCGACAGTAAAATTCCCGGAACAGCCAACACAGATGTTTCTTTCACTGAAAAGCTTCTTTTCAGTGAAGATCAGGTTCCTGATCTTCGAGTTTATCGAACCGACAAACATGGATTTTACCTCAAATTGAGCGCTTTTTTTTATTTCACTCCATTGGTTTTATTGGCATGATATTTGACTGCTAAAGCCTTGCATATCGAGCCGACGGAGATCCTTCGACCTTGTATTTTGGGGTTCGCCACGGTCTTTTTTGGGGTTCCGCAAGGGTCTCTTTTTTTGAGCCTTTTGAGGGCCCGCCAGCCCAATGATGATAAGGGTTTGCGGAGCTTCTCTAACATAGGAATGGTAAGGGTTTGCGCATCCCCCGCTAATGTAGATGGGTTGTGGGATTACGCTGGGACTCATTTTGCCCCCCGCCATCGTAGAATGGGTAAGGGACAGACGACGCTCTAAAATCGTCGCCACACAACGATCGCAGATTCCCCCTTGTGAGTATATGCCCCCTAAAATCTTCAAATAATGACTTAAAGCGTGCCTTTGGCATATATTTTGTCCTGCGGTCTTTTGGGGCATCCCTCCATTTGAGGGCCTTTTTTGAGGGTTTCCCTCCATTGGTTTTTCACTCCTTGTCGTCCGCATCGATGATCTCGTCCGGGGCGTTTTTCATGCTGATCCGGGTGATGTGCTTGAAAAATTCATCGAGGTTGTCTTTGTGCGCGTAACAACGACCGTCAAGATACAGAACGGGCATCCCCATTCTTATGAATTTTCTATAAGACACCCTGGACACTTTCAGGTAATCCATGATCTCCTGCTTGCTCATCAGGATCTTCGTCATGTCTGGAACGGTCATCATTCCAATCCCTTGCTGATTACGCGGCGCTTCTGCGGGCCGACGCCCTTTTCTTTCCGTCCCTGCGCGGCGGCGGCCAGGAGCCGGAGCCCTCCGCCCGGGAACTCCATTTCAACGCACGCGGCGGCAAGGACCTCCGCGTCGAGGAGATGATTCGGGCGGTTGTGGATGTTCACCCAGCTCTCGCGGCCCTTATCATCCTTCTGCTTCTCTTCCGCGAGGATCTGAGCGACATAGTCCTTCCCCGTCTCCGCATGGAGGAACGCGGCGCCGGGGAGGTCGCGCGTCTCCTCGCGCGAGGCAAGCTTCAGACGGTAATGGTATTGGTCCTTGGCCTTTTCCGTGTCCACCGTGACGAGTCGGATTGCCTCGGGAAGTCTCTTCCCTGATGGCGTCGAGACGATCCCGGCGCCGATGCTTAACATCCCAGGCAGTGGGGTGCTCGCGCCCTTCGTCCCCCAGAGAGCGCAGCCGCCGCGACCGCGATTCTTGATCAGCCAGAAGTAGGTCTCTTCGGTCATAGTCATGTCTTCAAATTTCTTCGATCCGCCGGTGTCCACGCAGGCGCGGAAGATCCGCATGGACCGGCCCGTGTCGCCGACCGGGTAGGACGACTCGAAAATCAACCGTTCCACGTCCTCCCATGTGGCCAGGAATCCGTAGTGGATCAGCCAGGAGGTCATCTCCGCCGACCAGGCGCGAACGACGAACCAGAAGCCGTGCTGCTGGACATCCACGCCGACGGTCAAGGCGACGGCCGCCTCCGGAACGGTCTGCGGCGGCAGATCGCAGCGGCCGGCGAGGACCTCCTCCGCGCTGCGGGAGATGACGGTCAACTTCCATGGCTCGGCCAGGTGCTTATTATGAAAATCCTTGAACTTGTTCATGTCGCCGCGGCCGCGCAGGAACGCCGACGCGGGGGAGGAGAGCGAGACGAACGGAGAAAGCCATGACGGCAAATGGAAGCCGATCTTCACCGGGTGGCGGCGTTTCAGATAGTCCACCAGGTCCGGCGGGTCCGGGAGGGCCGTTAATCCCACCGCCGCTGGATTTGCTTCCTGTTTGACTGCGGTGGCCGCATCGCGGACCGCCGCCGGATTCGCCGGGGAGTCTTCCATCCGGAGGCGCCAGCGGCCGCGGCGGACGGCGACGTCCCGATCGTAGTCGTTCCAGGGGGCCAGGCAGTGGGGGCATTCGTACCAGGCGAGCTTTTCCGCCTCGATCGTCTCCGGTTCCTCGGAATGGCATTTTCCGTCCGGGCCGGGCTCCGTCTTGTGCGCCCATTTGATCTGCCGGAATTCCATCTTTTGTAGGACGCCGCACGCCGGGCACGCCGCCCAGAAATCGAAGACCGCCTGCGCCTCTTCGGTGAGCGCCCGCCAGATGTTGCCCGCCTCGGTCGTCGGCGTGGAGATCTTCCATTTTTTGCAGTTGTGGCGATAGGTGATCGTCCGCGACTCGCCGAGCGAGATGGGGTCCGTTTCTCGCTTGCCGGCGGTTTCCGGGTATTTGTCCGTTTCGTCGAAAACCACGTAGCGGATCGGCTTGTTCGCGAGCCGCGCGG